GTACGCCAGACACGCCCAACTGCCTGTTCGGCGGCGTCGCGGGACCAGATGGGTTGGACAAAAAGAACGTCGGCGTAGAGGTGTTGAAGTCCCTCGACACCGTGGCTCATGGACTGGACCTGTGCCAGCCTGATGTTGTCGGTCAAGACATCGTTCAGCCGGTCATATTGCTCGACAAATTCGTAGAAGACCAAGCCGGGTTTACCGCGCAGACCGCTACACCACTCTATGACCTGCGATATCCGTTCGGCGTCCAATGACTTAACCCCCAGTAATTCGTCGTACATGAAACCACTGGCGATTTGACGCAACTTGCCGGATTGAACGGCTGCGTTGACGGCTTCGATATCTTCCGCGACCATCTCTTCCTTCATATCGTTGTAAATTTCACGGGTGCCGATAGGCATCTGGAACCGGATGATGTGTTCATAAAGCGGCGGCAACTTGTCGGACTTCTTGTCTTCGATGGCGTGAACGAGGCCATTCAGCCGGGTCATGATCCGCTCATCGGCCCCGGCCCGGAGGGTCAGGTTGTAGCCCATGTAATCGGAATTGAAGAACTCTTCGAGGAACGTCTGCTTGTTGGTGCCAAGGGCTATGCCCTTGTCTATGATGCGGCACATGCCGTATAGCTTCTGGAAGTCTTGGCTGACCGGCGTGGCCGTCATGCCGACGCGCCACTTCAACTGGTCTGCCTTGCGCTTGTTCTTGAGGCCAGCCGTCTGCTTGCCAGCGGCCTTCGACAATTCATCGATGATGATGCCGTCCGCTTCATGGTCTTGGTTCAGCAGCCATTCGAGGTTGTTGAGGCTGATCATGATGACGTTGGCGGGGCAGGACAGGAGTGTCTTGGTGCGATTGGTGCTGTCGCCGGTCAACTGCACGACGCTCAACCCGCGCAAGTGATCCCACTTGGCGGCTTCGTTGGGCCACACCAGGGTTTCCAATATCTTGGCCGGTGCGGCGACGATGACCTTACGGAGTTGTTCGCTCTTGATCAGTTCAAAAATGGCGGTGAGGCATATGACCGTCTTGCCGTCGCCCGTTGGCGCGACAAGGATCGTCTCATCGGTTTCGTACAGGCGCGTAATCGCGGCCTGTTGTTTTTCATTTAAGGATGTCTCTGATAACTGCATCGACTTTTCTCCTACTATCTACGATTTTGATTTCGATACCCACATCCTTGAATTTCTGCACCTGCCGCCCCTGCAAGGCCGACAGCTTGCCCTTGAGGCTGGGGGTCTTGATCTCCACCAGCTTGATCTTGCCCTTCGCGGCGATCATGACATCGGGGCAACCTCTGCGCCCCTCGAACTTGATCTTGCGCCACAGGATGTCGTGCTTGGCCGCTTCGCGCTTGAAGTAATTCTGTAAGATGCGTTCACTCATCGCTCGTTACCCCAGTATTTATCTTCACCAGTTTTACGGGCGGCGGCGGCTTCTTTAAGGGTGGCGTGGGTGCCAAGATAAATCTGTTTTTTATTAACATTTATTGCGGCTCTCCAACCCCCACGTCGGGCAGAAACTCCTCGTACACCACTTGTGTTGTCTGAGCGTCTTCTGGTGTTCCGGGTTTGCACCGTGCGCGAAGACCAACGACAATTTTCTGGTGAGTAGCCCTTTTTATTATCTATACGATCTAACGTCAGCCCTTCCGGCTTCACTCCCATGTCAGCTAGGAAATTATCAAATAAAAACCAGCGTTTACATATTGGAAGACCTCGCCAATACTTGGTAGTTGGGTCATTTTTTCTACGACGACAACGTGAATGCATATTATCCCAAGTAGAATAGGTTTTACTGACCCCACCTTTCCATGTGTGTCCATGTCGAGGTTTGCTACCCATAATTATTTCCCGTATCTAACTCCATGTTGGACGCCACTTGTGGCTATAGGTAATCCATTACCCCACCACGGTGTCTCTAACATGATCTCATTCAGTATATGACCATGTTCTACGGGGCCTTGTCCAATAATTTCGTCATGAACACTTCCTATAACAAATAAATTTTTATCATCGGCCTCAAGGAGAGCCTCTCGCAACAGGTCAGCGGCGACGGCCTGAACGGTATTTTGAAACAGCAGCGCCCCTCTGGCGTGATTACGCAGCGGCGGCTCACCAGCGGTTGGAGGGAAGTGTGTCTGGAATGTTGCTCCGACACGCTCCTCGTCCCAAGGGGTACAATACGTTTCCCATTTCGGAAACGGGTACGCCAGCAGCCGCTCTGAAGGCAACCGGCACCACAGGAAGCGTTCACCGTCCGACTGGTAGACCACCCGCCCGACCTCGAATGCCTCTCCCGGCACCTGCACGGCGTTGTTGATGGCCTCCTGGTAGTCGTTCCAGATGTCCCCCGCCCACGGGTTGGCCCTACGCCACTTACGGACGATATCTTCAGCGTCCTCATCATCGAATGTGACGCCGTAATTTTTCGCCATGCCGATGAGAGCGTCCTTACCTCCGCCGAATTGCAGCGACAGTTCAGCGATCTTACCTGATTGGCGGAAGTCCTTGTCGATGTCCTTTTCCGCCCTGTCGAACATATCGGCGGCGGTGACGACGTATACGTCTCGCTTATCCCGGTAGAGGTCCAACTTGGCCTCTCCTGCCTCGCTGACGGCCAGCCACGGTGCGACACGGCCTTCGATGGCTGACCAGTCCACATAGTACAACCCGTCTTCATGCTTGATCATGGCCCGGAGCAGTCTCGCCATTGTTTCCGCTGGCGTGTCCAGTTTGCGCTGCTTGATCATCTTCTGGATGAGGCACTGGGCTTCTTTTTGAGGATACACATCGCGGCGCATATTGTGGGGTTGTAGTCCTTTGCCGCTGAACCGCCCGGTGCGGCCAGCCCCATTCCAGAGGAAGGCGTTATGGACCCGCCCGTCAATGTGTTGATGGTACGCTACGGAATATTTTTTAAGAACGGCTGAACCGGCGTTGTCGATGTATTCGAGGAGTTCCCGTGCATCCGGGTCCAGATCGTCGCAATTCATAAGATAATGGCGGTGATCACTGTCGAGGGACGTTTTCTCTTCCCCCTTTTTATAGACCTTCAGTAGCTTCAGTTGCGCTGAAGTCAGCTTCGGAAACAGCCATTTATCCCGTGCCTTGCTCTGACTGTGCTTGGTCATCTTACCATTGGTCAGGCGGCAGATGTGTTCATTGGCGTCGTCACCTATTTCCTTGGCGTATCCCAACGCCGCGTCGCAGAACGGCACGTCGATGGGTATGCCACGCTCGTTGATGCGGCAATTCAGGTGATATTCCTCCCACTCTTCCGGGGTCAATTCACGACAACAGTAGGTAAGCGCCCTCATGACCTCGACATCGAGAATGTTGTAGTCGCGCATCAACTCCCTGTCGGCGGCGTATTCATCATCGAAGATGTCGGTGTAGCCGGGAGCGCAATACTCCTTGATTAGGCGTGTACCGGCCCCATGCTTCTTGTATGGCACTCCAGCCCCCTGTGAGGCGGCGTCGAGGCCACCGGCAAACCCCGACGCGAGGGCGATAGCCATCGAACAGCGCCACTGGGTTAGTTTCGGCGGCTTGAAGTCATAATCGTTGCAAATGACCCACTCGAACAGGTTACGCTCGAATTCGGCGTTATGTGCTGTGATGGGTTCACCGCTGGAAAAATATTCTATAATTTTTTTCGGGAAGGGATCGCAAGACCACCAGAACTCGACTTCTCTATCATCGAACGCCCATGCCATGCATATAACATTGGTGGATGGGTGCTGGGCGTATCGCGCCAGCCCGTGCTTGATGAGGTCTTCTTCACTACGGGTTTCGAGATCAATATAAAGCATGAGGGCGCATTTCTTTTTCAAGTATTTTTGACATTTTGGGGTGCTTGAGTTTACGAATACCCTTTCGGATTATTTGTCGGGCGCGTTCTTGACTTACGCCACCGATGAGATCACCGACTTCTTTGAGGGTGTGTGTTCCTTCATCAAACAATCCATAATATTTGACGATGGCGGTTTTTTCACGGGTGGTGAGGGTATCTAAAGCTGTTGTTAATGTACGGGATAAGTCGTCTGCTATAAGCAATCGATCAGGAGAAGAATATTCGGCGGTGAGCGTGAGTAGTTCTTCTTCATCCACCGTTCTGACAAAACTATTTTTCTTGACGCCTTTCATTTGACGTTCGGTGAATAGTGTTTCCGGTAGCACCCCTAAAATTTCACATAAATCACACACAAGCGGGTTCCATTCGCCGCTCATTAACACAGCGGGAATTTTCATACCAACAAGACTATATAAACGCCCTCTAATATATGTGTCGTTTTTTCCATTGCGGTTTGTCATTTCTGTCGCGATTTCAGATATGTTTTTATACCCCGCATCACGTATTGCACTAAGAATACGTTCGTTTCGTATTTTTACGGTCACTTCATAATCGTAAGACATATTCTTTTCACCCAAAAAAGAGCGGGGTGTCCCTGTTAGAAAAACACCGGGGGTTCGCGCACCCGCCCCCGGCATCGGGTGGATGGCCTAGAAAGGAGGTTAGGCTGCGCTTCTACGTTTGCGGCGTTGGCGCTTGGGCGCTTCTTCGTCTGCCGCTCCCGTGTCTTCTTCTTCGAGTTTGTCTTCGTCGGACGACTTGTCCTCGACCTTGGCGGTGGCGTCAGGGGCGTCGTTGCCCTCTTGGTCACGCCAGCCGACGATGTCCAACAACGGCGGGTATATCATCTCGCCGTCCTTATATGAATTCTCGTAGGGCGTGTCGTGTTTTAGCGTGACGACAGGGTAGAGGAACACGGCTTCCGTCGCCGCCCGTGCCATTGTCTCTTCCAGCACGGAGTCGATAGCGCGGCGGCACCCGTCAGTGGAGTGTTCCCATGACATTTGGATACTGTCGCCACTGGTAAGATCACCGTAGACGCACTGAAAGCCCCGCGCCTCGTTGGCGGTTTGGATTTTACCTTTGCGGTCTTCGCGAGGTTCGATCTTTTCAGGCAGCGGCTCCGTGAAGTTCGCCGTCCGTTTGGTGACTTCGCGGTCAACCCACAGGTGCCAGCCGTGGATGAAGCTATTGGTGATGATGGTGACTTCTTCACCGGAGATGTCTTCGTTCTCCTTGCCGTAGGTCCAGTCACCGGAGTAGCTGTCGTACCGGATGTGCTGGAGGTTGCCGGTGGTGGTGGTGTGAATTTGGACTTTGTCCTTCAGGGCGTCCTGAAGAGAGCCGCCCAGACCTTGAACTGTTGGAAAATTAGCCATTGTCTTTCTTTCCTTCTTTCTTTGTTTTGGATTTCGGGTTTCCGACTAATTTCTTCAGGTTGTCAGGCACCCCGTTGACTTCGACGGCATCTCTGTCGTCATGTTCCGGGGCCAACGTGGTCCCGGCGGATTTAACCTCGATCAATTTATCAAGGTCAAAATCGATATCGTTCTTCTTGAACGCCGTAATGGTTTGCACGGCGGTCAGTAATTTAGTTTTGGTGAAGATGCTTCTCCTGATCTTGGCTTCGATGAGTGTTTGCTCTGCTTCTTTTTCATCGATCCATTTACGGGTAGGCTTTTTCTCCACGATCTTCCAACCCTTAATGCTGACACCACGGGTCAGTTGCGTGAACAGTTCCTGTTTCATGGAGTTGACCCAATCCTCTACTTCTCCAAGGATGTCAGCCCCCTCTTGTAATTCTTTCTTGATCCGTGCGCCCAGTTTTTTTGCACCGATGACATCGGCCCGTTTGACAGGGCAGTAGGGAGCGGCAGGACACCATTTACAATGATCCCCGGAATGGAGTTCATCGCTGTCCATTGCAATTACAAAATTATTTTTGAAATCTTTCAACCACTTAAGGTCAGTATGCCATGTGAACACGCCGCCCTTCAGTTGTGGTTGGATAATAACAAAGACGATGTCCTTGACCTGTTCCCAGAGGTCCTTTGTTTTTTTGTCGGCGCGGCTGCTAACGGCGTAAAGGGCGTGTTGTGCGCTCTCTTCTACGTCTACCTTCCCCCGTCCAAATTTATAATCGAGGATCATCAAGGTGTGTCTGTCTTCCGACAACCCCAACAGATCAACATACCCACCTGCTTCATCTTCAATAAGCTGGACGAAGGGTTCGATCTCCAGTTCGTCAATGTCCAGTTCTTCAAGAACAGTATTGGTGGCTTGGTAGGCGATTTCTGAAAGGGTCAGATCGTCTTCGGTGAACTCTCTTGTCGTCTCTTTCTCTTTATATACGAGGCCAAGGCATTGCTTCGGCTCGACGCCGTCACGCTGGCAACGCTCCATGACTTCATGGTGCATGGACCCCGTGATGGCGGCATCGCCGGGGGGACTTTTGGGGATATCTTTTGAGGCTTTGATCCAGCCCGCACAGGCCAGAGTTCGGGCGGCGGTAGAACCGCCATATTTCAGATGCTTCATTGTTTCCTACTTTCCTACTCAAGGTTCATCTTCATCTGTCCTCTTAGTTCTAAGACATAACGGTGGACCTTGTCAAGCGTAGTTGTGGTGATGGATTTGGTTGGGTTACGCATTAGGTCCATGAAGGAACGGTTACCTGCAATCGCCAAGCCTACGTCTGTCTTGTTTAATTTGAATTCCTTGATGACCGCTTCGAGGGCTTCGAGGGCTTGTTCTTTTGACTGCTGCATGGGGGCCTCTAAATTGCGTGTTGACTGCTTATAGTATTAAGTCTAAGAATAGTCAAATGGAAAACACTCAACGATTCGATACTGCAATTCAATCCATCACACAAGAGCGCGGCGAGGATTATGGACCCCCCGCCGACAGTTTCCGTGAGATCATGATCATGCAGAGTATGGTGTCGGGGTGTAAAGACCCCGCCGTCCGTCACGCGCTTAACATGATCTGCGTCAAGATGGTGCGGCTGGCCCGAACCCCTGACCACATTGACAGCGTCATCGACATCGCCGGGTACGCCCGGACCATTGCGATAATATTGGATGATGATGATCATGGCTGACCTTAAAGAAGAACTCTCCCTTCTCGCCGCCACCATGAAGGAGCGGGATCGTTACCGGGACGCTCTCATTGAAATACGTGATGTTGCACGTATTTCTGAAGGTGTTGAATGGTACGTCATGATAGCGGAGAAGGCGCTTGGTGAAACAAACTAAATATGTCACCAAGGAATATCATGAGGGGGCCACGGCTTATGAACGAGGTGAGGCCCTGACCAGCAACCCACATTTGTCGGCCAGTGAAGAGAATAGGGGTAAACTCTGGTACTGGATGTTTGGTTGGCAAGACGCTCTCGCTGATGATGTGCGGAACATCAAGGAAACGATTATCACTGCCGCAATGACCAACACAAGTGGAAGGACACACTGACTGATGAAACACGTACATGCGCTCTTTGGTGAATTCCGGGATGCGTACACAATCTTGAAACAACCAGCGGGGATGGTGACATCATCCACCACTCTCGACGCTAATGACACTGCCTTGGTTTTGACCGAAGAGAACGGGCTTCAATTGTTTCTTCCAGCCAACGGAGAACTAAGTGACCGCGCCTTGGCGCTGGTTGAAATCTACAATGCTCTGTGCAATGACAAGGGTGGTGAGGACCCATCATATAAAGGCTTCACTCAACCGTTCATCGACAAGATGAAGAGCCGGGTTAGTGGCTGATCACACACCGAAGATTTACCCGTTATGTCTTAAACCTTATATGGTGTTTCAGGCATCAGATGATCTCGATATTACATGTCACACCAAACTTAGCGGCCCGAATGGCCGGTTCGTGGACTTCAGTATTGACCGGGAAATGGCTTATATGGTGGTCACTGAACTAATTTATCATCTACGCAGACAAGAGGAAGCGATAGCAAATGCCCCCGTCAAAATACCGCCCAAGTAAAGTAGAGGGAGAGACACGACGCTATAATGTCCTGTTTCGTGTTAAAACTTTAGATGCTTTAAAGAGGTTCACCGATGAAACAAAAACTTCCCCGGCTTCTTTTGTCAGGGGGGCGGTTGAGGAAGCCTTATCAATGCCCGTTGACACCAGCCGCGCTCCACAAGGTGTGGCAGTCGAAGAAACTTCTTCTAAAGGTTACAGGGATGGTGTGGAAGATGCGTGTGCGCGACTGGCTAAAAATTCACGGCTGGCTCTGAAGATGTCTAATGGAATGTCAATGGGTGAAGATATCGCTGCGCGTATCCGTAAAGATTTATTGAAGCACTCTAGCCTCGTTCCTGATGAACCGTTTCCGCCGGGTTAGTTCTCTGGCCGTTTCCCGATCAATCAGTATCTTTGCCCGTTTCACGGCACCCTTCAGGAAGGTGTTCCCGATGCGCCACTTCGGCGCTTCTTTACCCCGGATCAGGTTGTTGGTGTACTTGATGGACACCCCGGACGCCCGGAGGATAGACCTAATCTTACCGTCCGACAGGCCGCTGTCCTTGCCCCCTTTAACGAACCGCAGCATCTTGTCGTAGACCTCCAGACGGGCGGTATTGGCGAGGTTGAATGCATAACGCAGGTCGTTGTCGGAGACGATGTTAACGTCTTTCGCAGCGTCGGTGAGGATACGTCGGGCGTTATTGAGGCCATCACTGAACTCGAAGGTGCGGTAGTAGAGGGACATCTGTGGGTCGAAGGTGCTGATGCGAAGCCCGACTAAGGCCAGTGCCTCGTCATTGACGTTGTACACCCGGCCCGATGGGCTTTTAAGCCCTTCGATGGCCTTGAACATCCGCGTCGATTGCAACACAGCACCCGGTGCTAACTGCGCTCCGATGTGAGCGGAAATAGCGGTTAATTGCTCTAGAGGTGGCTCTGCCGGGTTGTACACCCGGCCCCCGGATAATTTCTTGTTCCTGACAACTTCGTAGAGCGCACCCGCACCGATGTCGATCCCGATGAATGGAGCGGCGAAATCCTTCATGGCGCTGGTCACCTTGTCTTCCCAAGGCTGGTCCCGGAAGAAGGCCGTGAAGGGCCGGTGCAGGAGGTTGTAAGGATCGGTGTAGGACAAGTCCTGTATCCGCAGGTTGCCCTTGTTGTCCCGGCCCCAGAACAGGAAGCTGGAGTTCTCGGCCCACGGTGATCCCATCAGGCGCAGCGCCTCTTCTTCGTCATCACCCAACCCGAAGAACGATGCCGTTATCGCCGCCGTAGCCGCCGCCCATGAGTGGGCAATCGCCATCCCTACCATGCGCCGTTTGGCGTTAGACCGTAAGTCGGGGTCAGCCAAGTCTTCCCGGATCAACTTGATGATGTTGATGTTGGTCCTGATGATCTCGGCCGGGAAAGACACGAACGTACCGGCGAGGGGGAACTTACGTAGTTTCTTGATCAGGCTACCCACCAGAGAGTAGGTCGGGTAGGTGTCGCGGATGCGCTTGGCTACTACAGGGGCGAACTTCGCCCGTGCCGCATCCTTCTCTGCCTGAGATGAGTTCTCCGTGATCCCACCCTTCGCCTTTATGTACATGGCGAGTTCATTTTCATAGCCGATGATCTTCCAGAAATCGTCACCGGCCATGTACAGCCGCTGGAAGAAGCTGGCTCCCTCCCGGATCATTTTCTTTATGGAGCCTTCTCCACTGAAGAATTTATCCATGAATTGGTTTTCACGGGCGTCACCCAGCAGATCGATCAGGGTCCGCGCCTGTGGGTTATTGTAGAGAACACCAAGACGGACCAGTTCCCGGTAATATTCACGGGTGCCACCCGGTTTGGTCTGGATGTAATCCAGCATGACGTTCTTCGCCATGTTCATGTGGCTCATATCGAAATGACCGTTGGCGACGGTGAACATGTAGGCCGACACGACGTTACGGAATTGAGTGGAGGGTGACAGGATGGTCTTGCCGTACTTGATGGCACCGTTCCACGCGAATATCTGGCGCTCCCAGTTATGCGCGTCGGACTTATCGAGGGCGTCGATGAAGGCTTGCTTGATTTCAGGCGTTACCCTCATACCAGCGAGCGGTGCCATTGCGTCAGACCCGGATGCGGAAATTGTTTCGGTGGCATCCGCTGGCTGGGTGCCTTCCCGGAAAAGGAAAACGCCTTCACCCACTTCAAGAATTCTATCCAAGAAGCGTTGGTTCCAGATCAACCGTCCAATCTTGGTTGCCGACTTGGAGAAGTTCACCCGCACGTCGTCGTATTCACCCATCAATTCACGTATTTCCAGGGCTAGTTCGTTGTTGCGGGTCATCAACGCCGTCAGGTCCTTCGCACCAAGGATGCTCTCCTTGATGAAGGCTTCCATGTTGGCGTAGGCGGTGCCTCTTTGGACGATGTCATAGATGGTCCGTTGCACATCTTCTTCGGTGTTCATTCCTTCTTGCCGCCGCAGATAAGCGGCTGCGCGTTCATAGACTTCCGGGGTTATTTTTGTGTTCCACTGTGGGTCATCGAATACCCGGTAAGAGCGGTGGACGTACTGACCGACGTTGGCCGTGATTATCTTCATCAGGTTGCGTCGGGCGGATGCTTCCGCGATCTTTTTCGGGTTACCGGTTCGCCGTGCTTCCTCTTCCGCCGCTAACATCTGCTGCTCAAGGATTAGAGCGTAATCCCCGGACCCCTTGTCGATGTACTGACGCATCGCCATCACGGCTCTCTTGACAGGGGCGGGCAGAGTGCTGTTGGTGTCCCCGGCTATCAGGTCGTTGACTTGTTTCTTGTGACCGTCAGAGAGGCCGCTCCAGTGCGTACCGAAGGAGGTCTTCAACGCCCGTTCCAATTCCGCTATGAACATGGGCATATCGACTTCGATCAGGTTGAAATTATTATCCCGCTCGAACTTCGGATCGACGCCCAACGCCGGGAGCAGTCCCCCGGAAGTAAACTGCTTCTTGAGCCACTTCCTCGCGCTGTCCCAGATTTTCTTGTCTCCGCCGGTCAGGTGGTGGTAGCCACTGGTGGCGGAAGGGCGTAGGGGGTTGGCCGGTGCCACGGAATACTTAACATCCACTTGTCGGACAGCCCCCTCTACAAACTCAAGGGCGTTGTCTATGATCTGCTGGTTTGCAACCGTTTCCCTAGCCTGAAACTCTTCTAGGGTGATCCCTTTCGGCTCACCCACTTTTAAGTCGAAGGGATTAAGGGTTGTTGCGTTACCACTCTGTGCCGCAGCATATTCTTCAGGGGTGTTGATGAACCCTTGTGATATTGCTTCTGGCCTGTAAAGGAGATTCTGTGATCGATATTTTCTGCTTTCAGATGTGTAACCTTCACCCATTACCCAGAAGGAGTCTTCACCAGTAAATGGCCTGAACACCATGCCTGGTAAATCTTCCAAGAATTTACCTTTTAGTCCTGTAACATCCGCCAGTATTTCCTGTTGGTCCCTTAACAGGTTTTTGGCGTAGGCGGAGGGATTTCTGATTCCAGAGAAGCCCGGTATGCTTACCTGTCCGATACGCTTGGCTTTCAGTTTATCGTTAGACTTAGGTGAAATACCTTTTTTTAACGCCGGTAAGAACGCAATGATCTTGTCTTTTGGCACATCATAACGAACCAAGGATGCCTTATCACCGGGGGCCATTTTACCCGTAGTGAAGAACTTCGTGTTTTTGAACAGCATCTCTGATGTCAATGAAGCAGACACCAATCCTTCATCTCTAAGAGGACTAAGGCCCTCTACCTCTACATCTACCCGTTGTATAATGATACGGAACAGCGGCAATACGTCCTTATCGGTGATCTTGTCCAGTACTTCTCTTGACCGCTTCCGTGCTTCCGGGTCATTCATTATTCTGTCAGCTAGTTCTTCTCTTGTGACGCCGCTGGTTCGTGTTGCGTCTCTGGTGGGTGCGATAACCCATCCAGTCAACAATTCAGGAAGAGACAGGTCGCTGTGTACCTGTGGCGCGATAGAGAAACGGCTGAAGCCTTCGCTCTTGACCTTCTCGGCCATTTTTGGAGGGATGTCGAGGTTATGGACATTGACCGTATCACGGGGTGGATCGTCTTGGCCTACGGTAACATCCAGAGCGCCCTGTT